TATATTTACTGTTTTATTTACACCTGGTTCATCATATGTTTGATATGTTACTATTGCATTAGCTAATGGACTTCTACCAGCAACGGTAATATAATCAAAAGCACCAACCGTTGTGGTGCTTGTAGTAGGTTCAACCGTTGTGGTGCTGGTTGTTGGTTCAAGAGTTGTTGTGCTTGTAGTGGGCTCAACAGTTGTTGTGCTAGTTGTTGGAACTAATGTAGTTGTGCTCGTGGTTGGTTCAATAGTTGTAGTGCTAGTTGTTGGCTGTAAAGTTGTGGTACTTGTTGTTGTAGGTAAAATACCAGTTTGACACTCTATACAACTTCCATAAAAATCTAATGCTTTTAGATTTACATAATCCCAATCATCCCACTCAGTTACTTGAGAATCAACATAGAAACAATTTGTACTTGTTCCAATTTTTGATGAAAAATAATCACCAACGGATACACTACCACTAATTACAGCATATTTGTAATCAGATGTTAAACAATCTTGTATCTTATATCCACTACCATCAGGGCTAATCAAAAAAAAAAGACAACGGTTTCTATCGTTGTGAACTGTCAGAGTGAATGTACTCACCCATCCAGCTAACCCGTTATTAAACCTATCTTCAAAGGGTTCATTTAAAATTGTATCATTTATTTCAAACCCATCTACTGATTTTGCCGTATATGCAGTTAAATCATTTATAATACCAAATGTATTGGCATGAATATCAACAACATCATCAACACCATAAAATGGAATGTTTTGTTTGTTGTAAACACCTTCTGATTCATTGTTTTTATTCTTTATTTTATCTGCAATAATCAATTGAATATCATATTCAGTTGTAGTTCCAATTATATTCGCATTAAGAATAGAAACATTACCCACTGGATATTGTGGAAATTCTTTTGTATCAAAATCTTCAATAAGACCTTGTGTTACTACTTGAATAGATGGATGATTATTCATAATTGTTTTAAAATAATTTAAAACATTATAATATAATGAATAATTTACACCCGCGTTATGAACTATTGCTGCCATATTTTATTATAGTTGAATACCACCAAAATATTGGTTTGTTTGGTCTGGATAAATTTGTGTTTGGTTTCCTACCGATTGTAAATACTGAGGAATGTTATTAGAGTACGCAATTAAGTAATTTTGTAATCTTAAAGCATAATAATCAGCATTTTCTTGAGCTTGTTGTTTCAAATAATCAATTTCTGTCTTACTTGGAGCAACTCCTTGTTCAGATTGTTGTTTTACTGAACCATTGGATTTAAATTGAATAGATGAGAATGGAATATATTCCACACAAGCATACCAAATTAAAGTTGGTTTAATGTGGTCATCTAAAAGGTCTTGATAATAAGAATTTAAATTACCAATAGTACCTGCAATAATTTGTGCTTGTAAATACTCGTATAACACCGTACCTAAAAGATTTTTTAAATACTTTACTTGTGCAGTTACCATAAAAGGTAATAATGCATCTGCATCAATTGCTCCTTGTAGTGGAGAATTTTTGATAATATCGTTTCTTGTTATGAATAATGCTGTTGCCATGTTGTATATTAATTAAATCTTTTATTAAAATGTCCTGATGAAGTTCCGTGAGTTCTAATGAATTGTAATTCTTCATCATCACGATTGATAGTTTCTTCTTCTATATAATCATCTACTTCTTCAGGAGTTGCCATTGAATCGTTTACATCATCTTCTACTTCTTCAATTGTTTTACCAGTTTCTTCTGCAGTTGTAGAAAGAATTACCAATGGAGTTAATTGTTCAAAGTATAATTCTAAATCATCATATCCACCTTCACTTAAAGCTGTATTAATAAAGTTTAACATCAGATTTTGGAATGGTTGGATTGTCATTGTTTGTAAGATAGAGAATGCAGTTTTCATTTCTTCTGATTGAGATGAGAAACCATTGTTTGCAGTTCTAATACCAAACAATAAAGGTGATGTAATTTTATGTCCTACCAAAATTCTATCTTGTGCATATTCTGCAATGTATTGGAATTTCTCATGTAGGTTATCTACTTGAATTGGTGTTATAGTTGGTTGATTTTCTTTATCATCGTTAAATGATACCATGAATCTACCACCATTATTAGTACCAGTAAATTTAGCATATAATAAATCTTCAATCGTTTGTCTTTCTTCAGGTGCTGGTACTCCGTTATTGAAGTTAATCATTAACGTTGGTAAAAATCCATTCGTTATAGAGTTGATGTGAAGATTTGATAATTCACCTTCTGCAATTGCGAACTGAAGAGCAGATACCCAATCAGGTAAAGAATAATAATATAGATTAGGTGAATAATCTTTGATATATAAGATTTCTCTTTTTTCATTAGATGTACCAAATGCTGGAATTTTAATTTTATCTTTTATCTTTCTTTGGTCTTTCCAATCGGTACAATAGTAGAAATTCTCTACTCTTGTATTATCATACAATTTCTCAGCACGAAGAGTTTGTACTGGAATATGATAAAACTTTACAACCTTTGTATGGTCATCGTTCCAATAAACTTGATAAGCTGCATTTCCATATAATTTCAAATCAAATGCTACTCTCTTTGTTTCTTCTTGAGGAATTAACCTTTCAAATGATTTTTGTAAATCTGGATTAGATGTGTATAACCCTTTACCAAAAATCAAATCAGCTAAGTTGTTTACTGAAGTTGAATTTGTAGTTGAATCGTTATAAGCCATAACTACTGCATCCCAAAAATCATCTTGTCCAAATACCCCGAATGGCACCCAAGCGTATCTTGTTTTGGTATCCTCTGAAATGTGTGGTAAAACCGAATCAGAGAAATTTACCACAGAAAACTTTTGTTCTTTATTAATTGCCTTTGCGTTCATATTATGTAATGATTATATATTCGTTTGTTGATGTGTGAGATTTTAGTTCCTCATCTAATGGAATTTGTGGTTTGTATTTCGGTTTATCATGTGATTGAGAATGGAATACATTAAATGAACCATTCCATATTGGTTCATTATTACCAGTTGCACTTAACTCTGCTCTATATTCTTGACCTTGTACCGCTCCACTTATCGATGCTGTAAAAGATAATAAAGATTCATAATCATTTATCGAAATACCTGATAATGAAGCAGTAGTATTTGTTAAGGTTGTCATATCTTGTAAACTCATTGTCAAATCAGTTTGAGTATTTGCAACGGTTCTTATAGTATATGAATTAGATTGTGATATGAAATAAGTCAGCATTATCTATAAATTATCTTGTTCTTATAATATAATAACACAAGATTTAGTATAAATATCACAAATAAAAAAACCCCACCTTGTGAGTGGGGTTTTTCAAGAAATATATATAGGAACTTCATATAAGGGATGAAGTATTACTCCTGATATATCATTTATACTGAATTATGAATTAGTTCCGTATACGATTGTAGGTGCAGCTATTAATCCAGCGAAAGCATCTGATTGTGTTGAACCTGATAAAAATGCAGCTGGTAATTTCTCAGTACCAGTGAAAGTTAATGAATAACCGTAAAGGTCTCCCATTGCTCCACCAGTTTGGATTGTACCTGCTGTCATATCAGCACCTTCATGTTCACCAACTAACAACGCATCTCCATTCATTGTCCATACAATAATCTGAGGTCTTCCGTATGCCAACAACTTTAATTGAGTTGTCATTTCATTGGTTAACTTCTTCAGATTCAAAGTTAATTCTTGAGAGAAGAATGTTGTACCATTATCTCTTGAAGTATTAACAGTTTCTGTGTATGAAGAATTTCCTTTTAATTCATAATAGTATACTGTTTCTCCAGATAGAGTAGTAATCTCTCCATCGCCGTTTTTCGTGAAAGAACCGGTAGTAAAGTTCAAAAAGTAAACTCCTTGAAGTCCACCTACTGAGTCTTTACAAACTTCGTTTCTTCCTGCTGTGATATTACATGCCATACTATTAAATGTTTTGTTAAGTTAGTAAAATTAATATGCTCCGTAGTAAACGATGTCTTGACCGATACCGAACTGAACACCAGCGGTATATCTCATGATGATTCTATAATTCTGAGAACCATCTAGGTTAGCCATGTCTAATACACGAACTTCGTTGTGGTCTGATAACAAACCGGTGCCGAAGAACAAGTTAGATTTTTGTGCTGCCACAATCTTATCATCACTCATACCTGGGCAAAGTACGATTTCAACACCATTAAAGTTGAATGGTTTCTCTCCAACGTTCATTTGGTTGTTCCAACCATTTGCTCCGATAGCACCACCTGCAAGAGCTTGTTGATAAGCCTTAGCAACTTTAGTACCAACGTAGATTAAAAGGTCTTCTTTACCATAAACGGCAGAAGGAACAGTTTCAACTACTGAGTTCAATTTATCTAATACGTTTCCTGAAGTTACAGAACCAGAGATGATTACTGAACCTGATTTAGCAGCTAATACTGCTCCAGCTCCACCTGCTGCGATAGAAGATGAGAA